CTTGTGTACCGGGCAGCGGCATTCAATAGCCTCAAGGGCAAGGTTAATTTGGTCGTCAGTCATCCTTTCTGCCTGGCTTGTAAATTCAGTCATAAGCGGCACTTGCCTTGCCCTTGCCAGCACCCAGTTAATCTCACCCTTAGCGAAATTAACTGACTTGCTCGTTATCCAGAACTTCATATCAATACATTCGTTCGTGCCATACGATACATAGGGTATCGAGTACCGCCCGTTAGTGTTTGTCGGCACCTGATACCTTGACCCGATAAAATGATCTATTTTAACATCGCCGATTGGAATAGTAGTGGCTGCTAAAGTGACATAGCCATACAGTCTTAAATCTGTTATAGCTGCCCAATCCGGGACGCCGACTACATCAAAATCATCCCTATGTCCGCCAAGTTTATTCCAGCCATTCACAAGGTCGGCGCTATCATAATCTATATAATAAACAGTGATTCCTGCCCTATATGATAGTTTCATTGCGATAGCAGGTCTTAAAACAGTAACATCTTTAATAAAAACATTGACATTGAGATAATCGTATTTAGTTAAATCAAAGTCATGGATATACTCATATCCAAAGCTAATGGCTGTATTGTCTTTGCCAACGTCAAGGCAGTTAGCGCCGTAAGTAAAAACATTCGGATTAAGCACTGGCACTAAGGCAGCCCAAAAAAGATTCCAGTCTGCAACCTTCTCGCAGCCATTTAAAATATCAACGAGATACTTATTACGTTCACTATCATAATCGCGTTGCCAGCGTTGGTATTCAGCATTACTACGAATAACGCTGCTCTGTACCCTGATTAAATCCCCGACCTGAGATTCAAAGGCGTTCATATTGGTAGAGACTTTGACCTCTTGGATGCCATTTTTGGACATATCGAGGATTCTATCAGATATGGCAAGTGCTATTGTATCGCCCTGATACGGCGGATTAGGTGGAGGGGTAGCAGAGCCTAGCCATTTGGACTTAGTTCGTAGGGTCTTCGAGCCGTGCCGGGCGATACTAGTTGCATCGGCGGCTATCTCAATACCCGCCCAGTCTGTAACCTTGTCTCCATCGCCATCATAATTCCACCATGTCGAGACGTAGTTTCTAATGCTCGCAGCCTTACCTGAGATAGTCGGCTTAATAAATCCCTGGTCTAACTCGTTCCATATCGCAAGAGGAGTATCATCTGAATCAAATAGCTTTAGTGATAGCTTGCCATTTTCCAGGGGGATTAATGCCGCGCCAATGTGCCGGCAAAGCTCTTCTGCTAGCTTCTTAGCGTCTGTGGGTTCGCTTATATCGCGAACAAACTGCCAGTTGGCTAAGGATGAATGCGCCCTGACAACAGCAAACGAATCAAAGTCAATATATCTATCCGGTATGTTCACTTGGTTCTGAACAATATCTTTCAGTATATCAACGGGGTTGGTGGCTATACCGCCGACTGAATAATCCAACGGTATTACAATTCCTACTAAATCCTCTTGTGGAATATCTTGTAATAAGTCATCCAAATAGTCGGCGCTTTTTATTATCAGTTGGGTGTCTGAAATCTCCCAATCATCTATCCGGCCTTTTTGCACAAGTATAAAATCAGACAATTCTATATCGTCTTCGTCATAGCCTATTTTTATCTGTAAGGGCTTTTTGCGGGGAAAGTTTTTTAATAATATCTGGTCAGCTAACATGCTCTGTCGTATCAATTCTATTCGTGTAGTGCCTACGTTGCCAGAGCATTTCACAATGTCAACCTTACTGGTTAAGGCATTGATGGATTTCACAAGTGGCGGATAACCACCTATCGGCTTATTGGCCATACTGTAGTGTTCAAATTTATCGTGGTTCGCATCTATCAGTGTGACCTCAGGGGAAGCATCAAGCCCCTCGTTTTGTAAGTCGACATTAACTCTCCAGTATTCATGGAGCGCAGTTATCGTATCACCATCGAGAATAGCTCCGATGTTAGTATATGGCGCTATTCCAGTATCAGTCCATTCAGCATCGTAAGCAATGCGAGTTCTGTTGTATGTTGTGTCAGTAATATCTTCAATAATCCATTCGCCCTCTTCTATGGGCACCTGCCCCAAGTCTATATTACTAGACCGATATAATGCCGACGCCCAATAGTATTTAAAACGCATGGGATGTACATAGCCGGGAATCGTGGGTATTAAATCTTGCGAGCCGCCCCATACTAACATCTCATGGTTGACAGTATCAAACGCTGCAACGTGCCTTGTTTTGTTTTCTCTTAGATACTCGCACTTGGCAGTCCAAGTTCCGCCCACACCGACTGAAGCATCATAACTCAATAAATCATCGAAGGCGCCTGCACCATCTTCACCGCCAAACAACAACACAACATTGTTAATATTATCATATACCGCCGTATGACGCATCCGCACAACTGGACATGGACTGACTGTTGTAGCCTCCCACCAAGGGACAGTTACCGGATTCCATAAATAAGTAATTGACGTGCCTCCGTATTGGTAGCCTATCAATAATATCTGTCCGGTCTTTTCAATATAAGTTGCCGATCCCCCAGCTAATCCGAACGGCATTCCATTAAACGGCGGCCATGTATACCAATTGGTACCGTCCCAAACACTGATAGTTGATCTATGAGCTAAACCAAAACGGCCACCTGCAACAACCATAACATGAACTAATGGAGCTACAGCAACTGGAGCGTAGCATTCCATCGCATCATATAAACCTGCAGGGTCAGGATGATTCCACAAAGCGTTGGTTGACCATGTGTTGGTTGCTATATCATATTTCCATGTGTCCCTTAGAGCAGCGCCGTTAGTACCGCAAGTTACCCAAAGTTGGTCAAAGCCTGGATTATAAATCATAGAGTGGCGTGCTCTTATTCCTGGAGGCCCACCGATAGGAGCTAACACCGCCCACGTATTAGTTGTCGGATCGAACGTCCACAAGTCATTTAAGTACACTGCACCCGTTATATCGTATCCGCCGAATAAATAATATAATCCATTGGTAGGATTATAAACCATCTTAGAACCAGTCCGGGCTACTGGCGGGCCGCCTACTGCTGTTATTTGAGTCCAGTTTTTTCTATTGATTTTTAAATTATATTCCGGAAATGTACCGAACCCCGGCTTGACCTGTAATACAAAATCAGCTGGCGCGAAAACTCTCGGGCTAGTTCCATAAATCCCTCGAATTAATCCCGTAAATGTCGTACCTGTTGAATATTCATAGCTAACCACTTCAAAATTAGTTCCGTCATATAATGCCAAAAAACCAACATTGCTACCAGTTGCGCCAATGGTAAATCCGTTAGTTGACGCCACGGTAATAGCCACATCGCCTGTAGCTACCGGAGCGGTTAACGCCGTTGCCGGATAATCAACTCCTGCGACCCCGCTAATTAATCCATCCTGCCAGTCTGCTAGAGTGGATTTTTCATCGCTCAATACATCAACAACAAAAGAAACAATAGCCACTAATTTACTTGAGGATGCCTTCATGTATTTCAATATCTTATGTTTTATAGATAACATTGTTATATCTTTATTTTGCCAATAAGCTCTTCTGCGTTCAACGTCCAGCGCTTTCTATTGTACCAAGTGTACGGAGCTTCTCTTTTGCCTTTCATTGTCATCGGTACAATATCCCAGTTATAGCTAACAGGTTTCCAAATAAAGAAAAACGGGTTTAATCCGTTATCGGTATCCTCATAGAACAATTCTAAATCCTTATATTCAGTAGGTGTTAGATACGGCAACGATGCTTTGAATGTCCGCTGATTATATTTAAGAGTATTTTGAGTTATGCCACGCTCACTTTTTATTGTACTTAACATATTCTTAGAAGCGTAAGGATCGAACGATCCTACAAATTGGTGGGGCATTTCCCAGCGTTTGCCTAGATATAGTAATGGAATTTTAGCAACGTCAATATAAGGATAACCGACATTTTGACTTATTTGTACCCGCCACGAAAGAGATTTTGTTCCTGCGAATGTAAAATAAACAGGTTGGTTATTATGCCATAAATCAGCAAACATAGCCACGGCCCATCCACCGCTTTCATGGTTTCTATATCTAATTTCAATAACAGACCCGGCTAAGGTATGTCCGCAATCAATAACCAGTGTGTCAATATCCCTTACCTCGTTAACTATAAAGTCATCGAGATAAATAGTACCAACAGTCATGATTCTACAGAACGGATGGTACCATCCATCGGCTGTTGGGGTTACATCTACATAATGCCCTAATGGATTTAGAAATTGCGCTACATCGTCTTTATACAAATTCACATCTTCTATAAAGCCTTCTTTTAAAAATCCAAATCTTATATTTCTGTTAGCTATGGCGGTTTGTGCTAAGAACATTATCCGGTAGGTTCTGTTTGCTCGCATGAAAACCGACTGAAACGAAACAGCTGCCACAATATTCAACGCATTATCGGCTATTGTACTGGTTAATTTCAAGTCGGCTATACCGCTTAACGGGCTTGCCGTGTTTCTCGTTATCGTACCTGCGCCCGCCGCGATTACCCATGCTAGCCAACCGTCTATATTAACCTCAAATCCATAGTTATAAATTAGGTTCTTGGCGCGTATTTCAATTTTCTGGATATTGGTACTGGGAGCTTGCCACCACGTATGTCTGTAGCCGTCTGCCATTCTGTCAAGCTCATGGCCAACTATCTCGTCGCCTGTAAGCCTAGCGCCGTCTAGTACGTTGTGTGATAGTATTTGTGCTAATTCAGCCATTGGTTAGTCTCGCTCCGTTACGATGTTGTAGGGCGCTCCACCTGCTATGCCCCGGCCAAACACCTCGGCAAGTTGCGGGGCGACAACCTCTTCTACAAATTTCTGGTTATCAACAATGTTACCCTCCACATGGATATTGACTATCGGGTAATTCAGGCCGCCTTCACCCTCTGCGCCATCGCCTGTTGTTGTGTCGCTACCGCCTCCGTAGGGCTGGTTAGCTGCCGGGTCTGTGCCTGTGTCTGCTCCGTCATCGCCGCCAGCCGCTGGCGGCTTTGTGGCCGTCTGGACTGCATTACCTAGGGCTATGAGAGCGCCGCCAGCTGCCATTAAAGCAAGCCCCCCGGCGATTCCAACAGCATTTGGCGGCCAAATATTCTCGGCCACTATTACAGCGCCTCTAAGTATAGCATACTGTCCCCACTTTTTAGCAAGTCCAGCTACCGTGTCCCCCGCTAATTTCAACATGGCTGCCTTAGCAGCCTTCATTCCGTTTTCACCTTTTTGCAAGGCAGCAAAGTAATCGTTAAATCCTGCCTTTAATCCGTTTTTCATATCATCAAAGGATGTTTGTTTTAATTCTTTAAGCTTGGCAGCCATCTCTTCTTCTGATGCTAATTGAGTTTGTAAGAATCCTCCTAGTTGTTCAAGCTTGTTAGCATTACGCATCTCGTCTGTTTCTATTGTGTTAAGATAGTTCTCTTCAGCCATTAAATTCAGGGTTTCGTAGTGTGTTGCCCATGCCGATTCAAGTGATTCCAGTGCAAGCTCAGGGCCACCTTCGGTTCCTTCATCTAATGCGCCGCCAAGTTCTGGGGCTTTCTGCCCTTCAGACATAGGCTCTGCCAACGGCCCCATGTTTTCCAATAACTTTGATTGCATTTCGTCCAGCATGTCAATCCATATTTTATAGGATTCATACATCTCTTCTGTCATAAATGGTAACGTGGCCCATTCTGTAGGTGTTCCAGGAGGAACTTCTCTTTCGCCCGCCCGACCGCCTGACGCGAAATGTTGAGCGTTTATCATCTGAAGGAGTGGCAAAAACTTTTTAGTTGATTGGCGATTAACTACATATTCACCTTGTGTTAGCATTGCAGGGATAGTGTCCGTACCCATTGAGCCGACTGAGCCGCCATCCTGAAAGCCGGGGATAATTCCCAGTGGAGTTACATAACCACCGCGATACCCACCAGAGCCTTCAACTTTAGCTATAATCGTACCACGGATTCTAAATGACATAGCATTCATGCGAGCAACAGATTTAGCCATTGAATTACTGGCCTTCCAGGAAACACGCTCTGCCGCTGTTGCCATTGGGCTCCAGGTTCCGGGCGCTGAACTTGAAATTTTAGACTTGATATTTGTCAACGCTCGATTCAATGCACTTTCGCTATCGCTGGCTGCACTTTCCATTGAATTCGTCATGTCATCGCCCGCTGCCGAAAATGATGTATCTATGTTCTTAGCAACATCTTCGGCTGCGTTAGTAAACAATATAGACATATTCTCAGATTCCGTTTGTACTGAATTTGCCAACGGACTAAAATCTGCATCTATTATTGTCAATAAATCTTCCAATGCACCAGCGCTGCCCTCACTCATTTCCTCATACGAATTACTCATATTTCCTAAGTCTTTTATGAAGTTGTCTATCGCTGTCTTTTTTTCAAACCACACCTGGGCTTCCTTGTGCATCTGTTCAACAGCTTCGTTGTTAGCTTCAGTGAAATCTCTCCGTGATTCTGTAAGAGCGTCCATTCTTTCTCTGTGCAACAGTAAATCCGAAATTACTCCTCCTTGAGCAGTCCCTACGCTATTCCATGTTTTTTCTACTTCTCCGGCTGTCATGCCCAGTACAGCACCTATCTTTGAGTAACCTTCAACGATCATCCCCACTCCCTTAATCCCTGTTGTAGCAGTCTTCCCCATCGCTGTCGCCAGTATTTGTATTTGCCCTTCATTAGCCTTAACTGCCACTAGTAAGTCATCGAACATTTTACTTATTCCAGGGTCTTTGCCCATCTCAACAAGGAATCCCTGCCACCACATTTTTAGTTGCCCAATTTTATACCCCATTGTATCAGCCATTACAACAAAGCCTTCTTCTGTTGACCCTGTAGCATTGTCTAGTTGTATTAGATTTTCTTCTAGTTTTTCAGTGCTACTCGCTAATGCAAGAATCGCCTTTGCTGCTTCCTCGCTAGGAATAAGTTTGCGGATAACGTCTAATGGCATACCCTCAAATTGTTTAATCACATCCAAGAATGGCAACATTTTGCCATTGACGTTGGTTGTCTTTATACCCAAATCTGCCATAGCCTGGCCTGCAGCTCCAGTCGGCGCAGCTAATGCCATGAGCATCGTTTTTAATGCGGTTACAGAATGTGTTGTATTTATTCCTGCTGCTGTTGTTGTTGCTAGGGCACCACCAACATCTCTCAACGAAACACCTGCTCCATAAGCTATCGGTGCAAGCTGTCCGATTCTGGTAGATAATTCCTCGATAGTTGTTTTACCTAATCGTACAGTAGAAAACATAATATCACTTACCTCTGCTGCATCTTTCGCTTCGAGATGATAAGAGTTCAAAACTGATGTAAGTAAATCGGTGGCTACCGAAACATCTGTAACCCCAGCAACTGCTAATTTATTGGCTTGATTTAATAAAAGTGTTTGTTCTGTTATGCTGCCAAATCCAGCCGAAACAATATCATAGCGGGCCTTATGTAATACATTGAAAGATTGCCCAAATTGCTTCCCCATCTTGAGTGTCTCTTTAGACATGTGCTTTATTTCGTCGGTAGTAAATTTTGTGAGTGTTGCTACCTCTGCTAAGCCGGTCTCGAATTTTGCAGCCGCCTTCACTGCCTTAACGGTTAAGGCAGTAAAGGCCACAAAGCCTACTGCTGCAACTTTCGCAAATTGGTTAATGCTTCGCCTGGCACCGGCAGTTGTGCCCGTTACGCCCTTCATGGCTTTGGTGTAATTCGCTGCGTTAGCAGTTATAAGAACATTAAGTTTTGCCAGCGTTGCCATCGCGCAAGTCCTTCCCGCCAAGTAAGGGATTTATCATTTCAACGTGTTTTAGCATGTCTTCCCATGTCTGTTCTTGCTTCGCTTGCTTCTTAAAATTTGCCATAAAGTCAATCGGCTTGTAAGCCTTTTTGCCTTTTCGCCTGTTGACGTTGGCGATAGTGCTGGCGATTATACCCGACCGTAAATCCGCCCTTGTCTCTCCCCACGGTTCCAGCTTCGAGTAACTCATCCATTCAGTTAACTCCCGACTGTCAAGCTCCGATAGTAACTGCTTAACAGTTTTGCCGAGGTGCGATGCTAGCCTGAAGCAGAAGAGTCGAAAGGGCTGTCCTCAAGCTCCTCCGTAAGTTCCTCGACATCCGCTTCGGTTACCCCGCTAAGTTTTTGAGCGGCAGTAAAAATACGGTCAATAGCCTTGGCGTTTTTGTTGCCGAGCGCAGTAACATCGTTTGCGTTAAAAATGTTATTGCCATTCTCGTCTATTGCTGTCATCGCAACTAACCTCGCCCGCACATTAACAAAATTCAGCCGACGAGATTTGCCACGCTGTTCAACCATGCTTCCCTCAAACTTATCGCGCTCTTGGCCGGTCATTGACCTGACAAACAAAAACCCTCCCCACTCGGGCATTTCCACCCTTTGCTTATCACTGTCTTCTGCTGCCAGTATCATCTCTCTGGTTAGCGCTCCATTTGTTGTTGGTTCCGTTTCCATTGCTTTCATTCTCCTCTTTTAGTTAAGTGTTGGCTGTCCTGAAATCGCCAGTGTTACGCTTGCGCCAAGTTTATCGTCTACAGGTTCGGTAACCTCGAACGATGTAACCAGAGCGCTAAATGTCCATTTTGTCGATAGCGGATCAGGGAAGACCAGTTCAAAGTTTCTCAGGGTACGGGCTACCATATCAGTCCTTAGATTCTTTTGGGTAACATTCATGGGAATGAAATTTATATCCATGCTGATTTCGCCTGCCCTGAGTATTGTGCCGATCATTTCACCAAAGCCGCCCGGACTTTCGTGGTGGGTAACATCGGCAGTCTCTTGTGTTAAGGCCGGGCCACTGAGGCTTGTAACCTCTGCTATGGCCGTGAAGGCTTCAACAAGAGCGCCATCGCCGCGTTTTAGCAGGGCTCCAAACCCTGCAATTGCTTCACTCATAGTTCTTCTCCTTTCTTACCTGATTCTTATTACGCAAAAGAATACATCAGCTGCTGCACCGTCAACCCATAAAAGCGAATCGGCTTGTTGCCATCCCACGGCAGGAAACGGAGCACCGAACACCCAGTATTCACCTGCTGGCACAAGGTGAGTTTGATCGCCGCTTCTGCCATATTTGTCTGGCGCACTGGACACTGTTACCATCTGGGCACCCACGTTGTCATTTCTTACAAGCAATACATCTTTGCCTGTAAAAGCGATGGAATTCCCGTTGATGTTATCTGCCGCTGTCCACACCATTTCGATTGGTAGGATTGCCCACGGGGTAGGGCATTCGATTGGTACTAGTGGAATTCTAGCCATAATAAAACCTCCTATTCTGGCTCGTTGTGTCCAATCATGTAATCACTTACATTACTGAACATCTTGGTTTTTGCGTCGTATTCGTCAAGGTCGTTTTCGTGGCCGATATAACCTATCCACCGAGCGCCCATTGCACCACGGTATCCGGTCAACGCCGCCTTGACTGCTCTTGCCGTTTTGCGGGCCGTTCCGTAATCCCAGGCCCAGCAGGTTATTCTAAATCGTGTGTAAGCAAAGTTGCTCGATCCGGTATGAGACTGGATCGTTCTTTCGCTTATTCGTTGATACGCTATTGCAGGCAATGGAACATTTTGTGGAAACGTAACAGGGTATACTCTTTTTTCAACTAACGCCGTTACACTCGGGTAGTTAATCAAAAATTGATGTAGTCCTTGTGCCGCTTCCATTATCCTGCTACCCCTATTATCCTTTTCTTAATATATGCTTGAATAATACTTAAAGCCTCATGACGTTTTGAGTCAAATGCTGGCGTTAAAAATGCCGCTGCTGGTTGATGGCCAATCAGTTTTTTGCCAGTTCTTGTTCTAACTACAATCGGATGTCCTTCTTCAACCCATTTAGCATAATAAACATCTGTGCCAATATCTGTTTTAATTCCGCCCTTTGTCTGCTTGGATTTTATCTCTATGCTTTTCGCCAAGACGCCGGTTCTGGATGACACCCTAGATTCAGCATCAGACTTAATCGGCTGAGCACCCCTTTCAAATGCAGGCTTTAGTATTTTATATTGCATAACCTTATCAAGTTTTTTAAATTTCTTCAATAGTTTCTTGTCGCCTGTTAGTGTTACATTCAACTTCATGCTACCACCTCGGTACACAACAACTGTAAGCTCCTTGACCGGCCAGCTAAATCAATCACGTTGATTATTTCGAGTATCCTTGCGCCCCACTTTATCCGCCATTTAGGAGCTACGCCTGGATAGTATCGTATTAAAACTTTCATACTTAACTCTGCATTGACTTGTTTTGCGTCGTAGTATTCACGCCCGCTTAATGGCTCGACAAGCGCCCGGACAGTTACAATATCCGTCCATTCAGATTCAGGCACAACCCCACCATATTCATCTTGAATATAGGTGATCTCTTGCAGTATTATTTCGTGTCGTAGTTGTCCGGCTCTCATTTAAAAACTGTCCTTCATAAAGATGCGATATGGCCATAAGAGCGCCTCTGCTGTCATCGGGACGGTTGTAACCGCCCAGTTGCCGAGAACAACTGTTTCTCTGTTTTCATAAAAGTGACCTATTATTTGTAACAACGCTTGCACTATCGAACGGGGAGCACCTGCTGGCAAATAACCTGCCCAGTATGTAATCTTTATCGCCTTAGCAGGCCGTAAGGTAGTTATAGGCCATGCCTGGTTGTAACCTAAGTACACCCGTCCGGGGGTTGCGATTGTATCAACAGTATATATCGAGGCATCGAGCGTATATTCAGTATCATCGGTTCCGTAGTATTTTATATCTGTAACCGCTTGCAACGGCGGATAGGATAAAACGATATTATCACCCGTTGGCCAGCCGTCTAACCAGCTTTCCCACTCTTGAGTCATAACCGCCCGGTTGGTAAAGTCTTCCACCCTCTCCCTGGCAGCGACAATCAAGTCGGCTATCAGAACATCGTCAGTGTTGATTGACACTCTTAGATATTCTTTAGTCTCTGCCAGTGAAATCAATTCACCTATCGGGTCAGTTATTCTTATGTTGCCGGCCATTGTTTTTCCTTGTAACCATTTCTACATTTGGCTTCATCATGGTTCTGTAGTTTCCAAGCATGGCGGATTCCGGGCGGCGCGGATTGCGCCGCCCCTTATCCTTTTTACGCCGTGCTGGTTTATCGAGTCTGCCAGCATCTAACATAATCCACCACGGTCTTCCCGAGGCCAGCACCTGCTGACTTATACATCCCGATGTAGGGCTGTAGTATTGCATTTGCACCTGCTCCTGCATATCCCCACAAGGCTGTGGGGGTTACGTCTACACCGTCGATATAATACTTTACGTCTGTTACAACGGTAAAATCAATGCGATAGACATGAAAAACGCCTGCTGTTACTGTGACGCCACTTGCGCCGGTTAGAGGAGTTACGTTATCATCCATCTCGCAATCAATCGCGCCTGAGCCGTCTGCCGAGAAAAAAGCGCGATAGGTAATGTTGTCAGGGCCGTCTGCCCAGTCGCCAACAACACCGATTACACTTTCAGCTAATAGTGTCGGTAAGACACTGTGATTAACGCGCGCCTCGAAAATCAAGCCCTTGCTCAAATCGAAACTACGCTGGTCGTTCTGATATAATCCAGCATCCTGCTTTTGAGCAGCGTTCGTTAGCGCACATTCAACTGTACCGCCTGCTGCGTTTGCCAACCCAGCTACCGTAGGTGGGGCAGCGCCAACGATCATTTTACACCAGTCCACACCGGATTCGGGAGCGCCAGCAGCGGGGATGACTAACCGGCCAGCGCCGATAAAGTCATCGTCGAAGTGCGCCCCTACAAATGTCTCGATGGTTTCGTTGGTTATATCATCATAAAACTGTAGTGAGTTGCCGCGCCATTTGGCTTTTGTTGCCATTTGTTAATCTCCTTTCTTTTTAATTTATCGAGCCTGCCAACAACGGACATAATCAACTACGATTGTCCCTAGGCCAGCAGCGGCAGTTTTATACAGTCCGATGTAGGGCTGTAGTATTGCATTTGCACCTACGGCAGCATAAGCCCACGGAGGCGTCGGAGTTACGTCAATACCGTCGATGTAGAATTTAACGTCTGTTACTACAGTGAAATCTATCCGGTATATGTGAAATACACCCGCCAATACTGTTACACCGCTTGCGCCGGTTCTGTCTGTAGCATTATCATCCATCTCGCAGGTAATTGCACCGGAGCCATCTGCTGTAAAGAACGCACTGTAGACATTCGCATCGGGGCCGTTCACCCAGTCGCCTGTAATGCCGATAATGCTTTCGGATACCAGTGTCGGGAGCACGCTATGATTGACACGGGCCTCGAAAATCAAGCCTTTGGTCACGTCAAAGCAGCGCTGATCATTCATGTACAGAACGGCATCTTGTACTTCAACGGCATTAGTTAGCGCACATTGAATCTGTCCACCTGCCGCGTCTGCTATACCGGCCACTGTGGGGGGAGCTGCGCCAATAATTTTCTGGCACCAATCAACACCGGACTCAGGAGCGCCAGCAACAGGAACTACCAATCTGCCAGCACCCGCAAAGTCATCTTCAAAATGCGCTCCTACGAACGTCTCATGGGTCTCGTGGGTTATATTATCGTAAAATTGTAACGACCCCCCACGCCATTTTGCTCTAGTTGCCATTTTAGTTTCCTCTCATTCCGGCCCTTTCAGGCCGTTGCCCCTACCCCGATGGCAGGGGCAACGAAATGTAAAGGGTTAGGGGTTAAATTATTTCAGTCGGGCTTTCCTCTTCGGCATAACGAGCGCCGGAGAGTATCACAATCGCGCTGCCAATAACGCTATTAGCGCCGTTGGTCAGTTGCACTTGAACAAACTCAAAGCCCTCGGCCAATTCGTCATGGTCAAGTTCGATAACATAGAAGATGTTATCGTTTGCATGTGGCGCATACCCGGCCAAAGCTACTGCTGTACGTTCACTTAACGTATCGCCGCTGGCGCTTTCCTCGGTATAGATAGAAAACGGTATTGCATTCGCACCGCCTGCCGCGAAAGTATTGCATTCATTTATGATGATTTTCGTGAAGGCAGCAGCGCTTACGCCAACTTGCACAATTATTGTCGCATGTTGGTAGCGCCGCATCGAGAAGACATCACCATCCACACCGCCAGTTATATCAATAGGCGGTATGATGTTGATAACGTGTCCCTGTTCTGCTGGTATAAAACTCATATCATTCCTCCTATTAAGCTCTTTCGGCCAACCACACGTATGGAGATTGCGTGTTGGTTCCCTTGAATGGTGTTAAGACGCTGTTCCAAATCGGCTGCCCGTCTATCCGGATAACAAACCGGAATACAGATTCATCTTCCCTGAAACGAACGTGGATGCTCTGGGCCGCATCTATGCCGCCTTTGGTGATAGTGAGATACTGGCTAAAGTCAATCAGGCCAATATCGCCCTTTGTGCCGAGCGTCGAGCAATACTCGACTGGTATTACCGGACGGCCGTATAGCGTCGAATACGGCGAACCTGACGCGCCTCCTGGAGGTAGATATACAGGTGTACCAGCTACGCCCATCGTAAGGCCCATCTGGAATAGTGCCGGAATGCAATCTTGATTGATAATCCAAATCGCATTCATGTGACTACGCGCCCACAAGCGCGACCACATTCTCACGATGTTTTCGTAAACTATTGTAGTAGCTGGCTGGCCAGCTTCCTTGGCTACGGTCACGTGGCTTGCCGGAATGGTTAAAATGCCAAGCGGCTGCCCTGCACCGGTTCCATTGATTATGGAGTCTTCGATCCTGAACGTGAATTCGTCAGCAAAGCCCTGAGAGATAACGCCACCGAGCGCTGCAGCATCCTGCAGAAGTTCGTCGGTAGCGTAGCAGAGACCAGCCAGTTTCTTGAGGTCAAGTTCCATCTGGCGGAACTCAGGCTTGGTCGCGGTTTTAGATCCACCTTCAGCAACCCAGTAAGCCTTGATACCACCAAAGCGAGAGCCGTGGGCGCGACTATTTTCCTTGATGGCGTTGATCTTCAGGCCGTTGCTGTTCGAGCTGATCGGAATATTCCGAACACGCTGAATCAGTTGCCCCTGGTCGTGGGTCTTTTGCAGTAACTCACCTGAAAAATCCTGCTGAATCAAGAAACCACCATCGGAGGGGACGCCTTCAGACATTCCGCTAACCGCTCTGGTAGTCAACCGGCGATCTGGTACAGCGCCCGGAGATGCAGCTCTATAAACCGCCATCAACTGCTCTCCAAGAGACGCGAAATCCTTGCGCTCGGTGGTAGCTGTAACTTCTCCATCGGGTTCTGTTGGCGGGGTTTGCCGCGTCTTCGCCGGGTCGTCGATAACCTCTAGCTCTTTTTCGCGGGCAATAAGTTTCTTTTCACGTTCGATTTTTACGCCGGTCTTCTCAAAGTCGCCGTCAAGCACGTCGTAACGTGTCTGTTCGTCTTCGGTAAAATCGCGCTTTTCTTTATCAACAAGCGCTTGCATTGATCTCATATCTTTAATCAATTTATTTCGCGCTGCGATAAGTTTGTTAAGTTTATCCAATTTCGTTTTCCTCCTGTCTACAGATTTTTTCGGCCAAATCCAGCTTGCGCTTTCGGCTAGCAGAGCGTCCCGCTAAGTTAGCTTCTTCGCTGTCAATTCCGTCCGTCCCGTCAGGAGTTGATGTTTGCTCGTTTTGCCTTTTTTTATCATCATCGGCACTAGCACCGTTAATGCTCGCCTTGTATTGTAAGCCGTTAGACAACGACCTTAAACCAATATCCGTTGTCGGGAATGCCGGATAGGTTACGGGAGCAACGTCCACAAGGTCTACACCTGTTATCGTACATACGTGCTTGCCGTCTACCGTTTCGTTGCGCTCACCGGTAACATAAAAGGCATAACTCATTTGATTTACGTCGCCCCGGCCTATCAGGGTCATTATATCTCGGGCCTGTTGTGTATCGGGCGGGTCTATCTCTGCAGCAAGCCCGACACTATCTTCCCATAGTCGCAGGGTGCCATTGGCTGTGCGCCCCAACACAATATCAGGAGAATGGTTGAATGTCGCTCGAACATCATCACCGCGTTCTATCGAGACCTTAAAGGCGCCTGGCTCGATAACCTCGATATAGTCCTTCCATAACTCTTCAGGTTGGTTGAATACCGCAGCATGGCCGGATAGCTTGGGGCTGTCGCCATCTTCACGTTTGAAGAGTATCGGAAATGATCGCCGTGTTATTTTTTTAGTTTCCATTTATCTTGTCTCCTTTATCCTATCCCCACCGAACAGTCACAACCAGCGTGGGCCGGGGCATAGCTAATACTACCGTAAGTTGTCAGGGGCGCTCCTTCCGATCCAGTCGGGTCTAACTCTTCCCCTGCTTTTAAAAACGAACCAAGAATGCCAATTACCCTACCGTTCAAGGCGTTGCAATATGGGCAACTATCGCCGTGGGCTATCCATGTTACTGTCATTATTCCGGCAGAAATCCATATCGCTTTGGTGAACGCACCTTCAGCTTGTACAGGTTCCCGGCTGGATACTTTACCGGGCCGTCTGTCTTCCCATTCATCAAGGCGGGTCTCTATGGCGGCGGCAACATCCTCTTCGTTGTCAATAGCGTCCCGCGCTACTTGCCTCAGTTGCCCTGAGGATGACCCCGAATATCGAGCCATCCAGTTGGATGTATATTTGTTAACTTCTGCTTCGAGCGCTGGGGTTATTTCTTTTACCGGCTCTAGTCCGGCTTCTATCATTGCCGGTTCTTGTACCATTTCAGCGTAAACTCGATAAACAGGAGCCATGTTTAGCTGTGCATAGTTAACGAAATTGACATTATAATAATCTTCAAGCCAGTCATTAAAATCCTCGATACTACGGCTTTTAAATATCCGCTTGGCCGCACGGCGAATGTCAGCTACTTCGCGTTTAACAATTCGCCGGGCGGCATCTTCAAATAGCGGAATAAACCTCTGCCTGATTTTATATCGTTCTGCTACTGAACGTTTAGTACGCTCTTTTTGAATGGCGCTCCTTGTCTCACTACCTTCAGGTAATGATTTTTGGCCAGGTTCCGGTAATGCACCTTGGCCGATGACAAATTGAGCAGGCACCATGTTAAGAGGTACGAGGTAAACATCGCCCTGCGCGCCGGGTAGAGGATTCATGTTTTCTTTGTTACGAATATCGTTGGCAGATAACCAGCCGTTGCTGCGTCCAATTGCGTAGGCTTCATAACGAGATTTAATGTCGCCTCTCAGTAAAGCGTCTACAACAATCTCAGGATAATAAATTTTCTTATCAGCTTCGCTAAACAGATCGCGCTTTATAGCTTGCTCCCACCGAACTAGCCACGGCCTGATTGTGTGAACAACAAAGTCTATTGCAAATTGCTCGACACTCGCAAAGGTAGGTTGCTTTAAGTTAGCCAGCATACTGACAGGAATTCTAAATAACTGCGCTATCTCTTCGGTTTGAAAGCGCCGCGCTTCCATGAATTGTGCGTTTTCTGGGCTGAATGAAATCTCTTTCCATTGCATACCCTCTTCTAAAAGGGCTGCTCGATGCGAGGTTGACAATCCTTGGTGGGCTTCATTCCATGAGGTCATTAACGCTTTAGCTGACTCTGGCTTTAATTTGCCGGGGTGCATTAAAACACCACCGGGCCTGGCATTGTTTGCGAATAATCTAGCAGCATATTCTTCTTGTGCAAGTGATAAACCAATAGATTCACGGGCCATTGTTATCGGGTCGTAACCAATAATGCCGTTTGAAGATAAGCCTCTTAGGTGAAATACTTGATCGTTGCGTAAAATAATAGGACGGCCGTTTACTAAAACCTTATAATAAAGAGACCAGGGATAATCTTTTGAGCGGCCAACAGTTACGTTGTTGGGATGCATTGGCTATAAAGCAGCAACGCGCCCTGCTCGATTGCGTTCAATCTCTGCATAAGCATTGCCGCGCTGAGCAAGGTGCCCTTGCATACATTCTCTAAACTCAAGGCTGGTTAATTCAGGGTTGGGAGAGTCGTGTAAAAGATTATAAAGATAATGGTTAGGGGCTTTTTCTTTTCCACCGGAAGGAAGGCGCTTGTTAATAAATATTGGCAGGCTGCCGATTGTTTCTGCGAGGATTCTAACACAGGCATAAACCGCTGTGACTTGCATTGCAGATTGGTGATTAACATTCCTGCCAGTTTTGCTGGCACCGCCCATAGATGACCAATCTCTTGAATCACCGGACATGAAGCTACTTAGCCAATTTGTAAAGCTGCGATACAGCGATTTTTTTTGTGTCATATCATTAGTATTCCTCGATCATCATAGACACTTTTACCTTCGTCTGGATTGTGTCTAACACATCTGTCAAGCGCCATTAACAAAGCCACTATCCCGTCTATCCGCCCGGTAGACTTTGCTTTGTTGGGCTTTATGTTTCCAGCCGCGTCTGTTTCTATTGCCACGTTGTCTGCCATCCATCTCAAAACCGGGTCTCCGCCGTGATGGAGTCTCTCTTGTAAGATTAGTTTTGTAAGCTCCTTACACGGCGGAGACATGGACTTCATGCCCTGCCCAAAGGGTAGCACAGTAAAGTCTGCATTGTCAAGTTGCTGTGATATTTGTACCGCGCCCCACATGTCGAATGCAATTTCTTTTATGTCATATTGCTCTCCCAGCGTGCAAATCTCGTTTAAAATATGGGCATAGTCAATTACCGCGCCGGGAGTTGCTATTAAAAATCCATCTCTTACCCAAGCATCATATGGCACCTTGTCTCGTCTACATCGCTCTTGCATTCCTTCTTCAGGTATCCAGTATCGCATTATAATCTTGTAAGGGCCGCTATCAAATTCAGGCGGGAAGACAAGCGAGAATGCTGCTATGTCTGTTGTGCTTGCAAGGTCTAATCCAGCGTAACATTCCTTCCCCTTCAACGATTTAAGGTTTACGTCCCCGGCTGTTGTATTCCATTTATCAATGTCAATCCAGCGGGTATTTTGCTGTGTCCACTGGTTTAAATATAATCGTCTGAAGGTGTTTTGGTAAGCCGGTACATTGATTGCCTTTTTAAAGGCTGTACGCATTTCGTCTATTAAACGAAAAGAGCCAAGAGCAGGGTTAGCTTTATGCCATACTTTTTCATCTGTCCAGTCGTCGTCTTGCTCGGCTTCTCGAATATAAACAAAATGAGTCGGGTCGTTGGTTATAGCTCCAGACAATATTTGTTTGGCTAGTTCGTATTCTTCGTAACATATCGAATTGCGATCATAACCAGCGGTAGAAATGTAAACAATTAACGGCTGCTGTCGAGCACCGGTTGACGTTGCCAAGGTATCAACTAAATCACGGGTCGGCTGTGCATGTAATTCGTCAACTATTATCCCACTGGCATCGTAACCAAATGAACCTTTTACGTCTGCAGGAATAGCACGATAAACGCTGCCGCTTTTTGGATGGATGATTCTTTTTTGTGAATCAATAATTCGAGACCGCCCATCAAGGATTCGATTATTGCGCACCATTTGAGCAGCTACGTTAAAAACTAAACTGGCTTGATCTCTGTCACAAGCAGCGCCGTATATCTCCCCCCCAGTTTCGCCGTCTGCAAACAAAAGATATAAAGCAATCCCTGCTGCCAGTTCTGATTTACCGTTTTTACGTGGTAGGAAAATAAACGCTTTGCGATATTGGCGGGTACCATCCGGGTTAAGAGTTCCAAAAAGCGGTTTAATAATACCGTTCCATTGCCACTTTTCTAAAATAAAAGGCTTGCCGGCCCATTGCTTGCCCTTGGTATGGGTTAACAATTTCTGAAAGAAATTCTTAGCGCGGCCGGCAGCTTTTTTGTTTATGCTCAATTTAACAGTTTATCCATTTCGTCTTCTTGCAATTTATCCGAAATGTGTATCCTTGAACGGGCACTTGGCGTAAGTCCAAGCTCTTGACTAAACTTCAATATCTCTGCCTTGACACGCTTCTCTAACGTCATCCAAGGGAAATGTTGAAAGTAAACCTCGCCGCTTGCGCTCTTGTCTGCCATCCACCGGCCTCGTTTTGCGATCTCTTGCCGCGCTAATCGCCAGTCCGCCCACGCTTCGGCAAGGCAAGCGATAACTCCAGTGTCGGCAGCGTGCAATAAACCCATCGGGCGAAGCTCGCCGCAGAGTCGATAGAACTCAATCTTGGCGTCTGGCGTTAAGAAATCAGGGCAAACAGGCTCGGCATTCTTGGGTAATGGCTCCGATTTGTTTATCGGACGCTTGCCGGGATTGCCCTTTAGCAGTTTTAGTTTGGTTGGTTCTGGTGGTGGGCCTGGCATTTTATCTCCTTTTTGTAAATAAACTTTACACCCCCCCGGCTTTCTAACTTGCGCTCGCTACAGTCTAAC